AGCTTCTTAAGGAAGCCAAACTCTGCCATACCTGTAATAGGGTTAATAGACATGCCTTGACCCACAGTATATTCATTGGGATCTAGTCCAGCAGACATCATTTCTCTTTTAATTATTTCTTGTGTTTGTGGAGAGATAACTGGTGGGACTACCATTTCTCCTGGTGCTACGTGGGCAAGCATAGAATCTTCTCCTCTTCCTAAACCTGCTATGCCTTTACCTGAGTTGTCTATTCTATTCATGCTCTATTATTCCTGTAAACATTTTAACCAAAATACTAATAAGTATCTATCTCCTGATTCTACTGCAAGTCCTCTATGCATATGAGTAAAACTCGGAAAAATTAGAGCGTGGCCTGTAGGTAATGGCTCGACTGTACCACGTTTCAAAAACTCAGTTCCGCCACCTTTGTACTTTCCAGTGTTCAAAGGAACTACCATACTAATATCAGCACTTGCATCATGATGCCAAGCACCTTGTTTTTTATCCCTTAAATTATAGTTTGCTATTTGTATTGCACCACTGTCTACATGGCGATTCCAAATATTCAAAAATATAGGATTGCCTATAGTATATATCGTTTGCATCAAAGATTGAAAGATTTGCGGGCAATTATCTTGAAAAGTTATTTCTGGTATTTGTCGTAAATTATCTTCTTCTGGGTTAGGTACAAAGCCAAAATGGTCTTCTAAATTCTTCATTTCATCTAAAAGTATGTCGCAAAACTTTTTAGAAAAGAATGGTACTGTGTACACATCTTTTAATGGTTCTTCAATAATTTTGTCTAACTTGGTGTCTTTTCTAGGCTCTACGCCACTATCTTCGTAAAAGCTAACTATTGGTGCTATAGAGTCTTTTACAGCATCAAATGTATCTTTTTGTATGTACCAGTCAGCAGGATAGGTAAGTAAAAGGTTTTTAGTTTGGTATATTAGGTCTTCTGCTGTATTGCTCATAAAGTAATTATTGTGCTACCTGCTATGTTAATAGTAACCTCACCAACACTAGATGTCATCTCAAAACCTTGTTCTAGTGTTCTTTCACCTATGTCAATCCACTTGTTGCCTGTATAAACTTGAAGGACACCAACTGTCGTATTCCATATAATGCTACCATCATTAAACTTTAGTGTATTCTTTTCTGGATCACTTATTTGCCTAACATTATCAAGATCAACTGCACCAAGGTTAATCTCAAGTATTCTAACTAAACGATTAAAAAGCTCTGGATCTACAGGACCTATTGCTAATGGTAGTTGAGTTTGTAAAAGTTTGCTCATCTTTTACCATCTGGCTTTATGTCTATACGTGTAGCTCCTAACCTCCATCCTATGCCAAGATTACCATTATCTGTAGCATCATCATCTGATTCAAATCGTAATGCTATTTGCCTTGATCTACTGCGTACATAAGCTTGTTGTGTAGTAGAGCTTATTGCATTAGTTGAATTTATTGTTAAAGAATCACCTGGGAAGTTTCTTGTTTTCAAAACAATATTTACATGCCCATTATTTTGATCTTCTATAAATTTGTAATCAGGAATTATTCTTTTTAAGAAACTAAATTGTTCGCCATCTCCTATATCAAGGTCAGAACTTTCAATGTAAACATTAGTCATAGGAGAGCCATCATCATCAAAACCTTTTTCCTGTTGGTATAAATATCCGTTCATTACAGCTCTAGGATAATTTTCTATACCAGAATCAAGCCATGCTGTTCTTGATAACTGTCCATAAAACCATATACCTTCAACATAGTTATACATTACATATCTATCTATTTCATCTGAGCTAGACGAACAATAGAACCAGCCTACTTCACTTTTATCTTTTATGGTAAACGCATTAATTTTAAAAGATTGTGTAAGATTTATGTCTGTAAACACATAGTTATGCACTGAACATGGTAAAGTTGCCACACTACCGTTGTATGAATAAAAGTTGTTATAACTCATCCAGTAGACACCACTAGGAGTAGTTATTGTTGCTTTAGGACCTATTAACCCTGTACCTTCATTAATTAAATTAATACCAAAAGTAAAAGGCGGTCCAATAAATTGCATACTGTAAAGGGCTGTATCAGTCCAAACTAATATTTCTTGTCTTGCTTTTACGCCACCAATAATAGAAGAACCAGATGATAATCTTAAAGACCCTGCCGTGTTAGTTGATAATGGCTCAAAATCTAGTGCGTTTTCTTGATCACTAAATGCTATTAGCATAGGATCAATAGCACCTGTTCTAGCAGAACCAGATATAGGATCACATCCTAAAACAATTAAGTGCCTGTCTTTTTCAGATGTGATAACTTGTAAACCTTTGGTAGGTACTAGGTTAGCACCTGAAATACCAGATAGCTCTACAGCTCTTGCTGACAAACCACTATTTTCAGTCCATTTATATATGCCTGCGTTTCTTTGGTTTATCATTAAGTCTTCACCAAAGTTATCATGCGTCCAAATTCTAAGCTGATTGGTATCACTTAATGCAGATGTACTACCAAAAGCACCTTGACCCCAGCCGTTTAATCCCCAACCTGTTCCTGGGACATATACATCTAATCCTACATTAAGTTGGTAATTACCAACAACAGATGAACCACCATTACCAGAATCAGAAGCATTAGCAGTTACAGCAGCACCAGATGTATCTTTAGCTTCAATAGTATAACTATTGTCATTTACTACATTTACTATTTGGTATTCTTGATTTAAAACCGTTGCTGTAATATTGCCACCAAGAGTAGCAGCACCTGAAAATGTTACAAAATCATTTTTAACAGCACCATGTGCTGTATCTGCTACAGTAATTGTGGCATCACCATTTGATGCGGAAAATGTAACATCACCTGCTGATGTAGTAGCTCTTATAGGAGTTATATCATTAAAGGCATTACCTGCTTCTATATAATATTTCCAAGTTGTACCTAATCCTAAAAATTTTGTACCTTCTAAAGAAATCCAAGGATGCAAAGCTCTTGCTGTGCCTAAATAAGTATTAACTGTTGATTTTTCCCAACCGCCAAACTTTTCTGGTCTACCTTTACGAAAACGAACTAAATTACAATCAAACCAACCGCCCTCGTTATCATAAGCAGTACCTTCTCTGTTAATACCTGGTCTAAATGTAAGTTTCTGCAACGGCATTGTTAAACCTCATGCCATTCTTTGCCTGCAAACAACAAAGATTCCGCTTCTCTTCTTCTTATTAAACCCTGCAACACTTTACCTCCGGCTTTGTTCCATCTTTTTATTTGTGCTGGTACGCCTTCATAATCTTTAGCATTTAATACTTTTAATAAAGTAGAAGCTTTTAAATTAGCAGGTCCTAAGTTAAACACCCAAGAAACCATAGCATCAAATTGGTTTTGTTCTAAATCAACAGTAACCATATCATTTATATACCCTTCGTACTCTTCCATTTCATGTAAAAGTAATTTATCTGCTTCTTCTTGACTAATAGTATCGCCTTCTTTAACGCCTTTAGTTGAGCCATATCCTATTGTCCAAACACCAGCAGCACACTTATATGCTTGTAATTCACAGCCTTCAAACCTTTTAATAAGGGACAAGCCTTCTTGTGATATGTTCATATTACTGCTCCTTTGTAGTAACTGTTTTATAATAGACAACAACTTCTTTAAGCTCATTTATATACCTTTTTAATTCTTGCATATTATATGCCATAAGCTCGTAATCGGGCACAGACATAGCTAAGAATACCACTTGACCTTGGTCTTTCTCAACCCTTGCTAAAAACTCTTCTAAGTTTTTATCTGAGACTACATACCAATATGGATCTTTAAGATCTATTTCTCTAGGCATGATGGGTTGAACAATGGTTCTTTCCATTGGTTTTGCAGTTACTTCTATCTGTTTAGTTGGTAACAGACTGCAACTGCAAACCATCATCAAGACTGTCAATGTTACGACTGTCTTCTTCAATGCTATCAAATACATCTTTTGTCCCTTTGTTTACCCTAGGTTCTATTAAACCAGGTTTAGCCGCGGCTAATTTGGTTAAGTTATGTCTTTTAAATATGTCAAGGTACCTTGTCATTTCTTGTTGAATTTGTTGATTGCGACTTTGTAAGTCTAATAAACTGGATGTTTGTAGTGCAAAATCGTTTTGTAAACTAGCAATAGCTTCTTCTTGTGTGGCTACAGCACTTTCTAAAGCAATGTTATTACCTGAAAGAACTTTGTTTTGTGTATATAAATAATAGGTTATTGTTGTCATAACAATAATTATCCCTATCAGGACTTTGCTCATACAAATCTAGATAGAACCAAAGATACCAGTATAAAAGGATACACAGCCCATATCATGTTTTCTAGTTTATCAAAACGCTTAGATCCATCTTCTAATCTTTTTTCTATATTTGCGTATCTAATAGAACACTCTTTTTCGTGTGTTTCTATTTTGTTTATTGCTTCATTTGATTTTGTCATAAGATTGTATAAATATTTATAGATTTTTCTTTTCCTTTTACCTTTATGCTATTAAGTTCTTTTAGAATTATTTGATCACTAAAATCTTTTGCATTGATAGTATCATAACCTATAACAATATCTTCTCCAACCTCCTTTGTTGAGCTCTCAAGTCTTGCTGCAAGATTAACAGCATCACCTATAGCAGTATAATCAAACCTAGTATTGCTACCCATGTTCCCAATTACTGCATAACCAGTATTAACCCCTACTCCTATTTCAACATCAATATCTGCTTTTTTAATGTTTTCTTGTATCTCTTTAGCACAAAGGACGGCAGCAGTTTCATGATTCGGTAAGTCTATTGGTGCATTAAAAATAGCCATCATTGCGTCACCTATGTATTTATCTACCATACCTCCGTATTCTTTTACTGCATCAGCTTGAATTGTTAATGCTTTGTTCATAATTTTAGTTACTTCTTCTGGCTCTAACTTTTCAGACATTGCCGTAAATCCTCTAACGTCTGTAAATAAAAATGTGCAATATCTTCGTTCTCCACCTAAAACTAATGATCCAGGATTGTCTTGTAGTTTTTTAACTTGTCTTGGATCTAAGTAATGTTCAAATTGTTTTTTAATTTGTTGACGCAATTTAAACTGTTTTCTAAAGTTTAAGTAGAAAGCTATGGCACCAGTAATGAATTGTGATACAAAAGTCCACGAAAAGTCTATTAAATAGCCTTTTTGAATACTATAAGCTCCTGTAAGGCTTGTAGTAAAGAGTAAAATTATAGCCAGACTTACGCCTTTGGTTATACCAAGATAATTAATTACAAGCCATGTCAACGACACAAATATTACAAAAATTAAAATTTCTAACGCAAGAGCAAAATCTGGAATAAAGGGAGACTTTTCTAACAAAATTGACTCAGATAATGCTGCTTGAATTTTATGTGGCTCTAATAATCCAACCGGAGTTGCAATTTGAGGCATGATTCCTGGGGCAGTGACTCCAACAAAAACAAATTTACCTGCTACATCCATTTCTTTTAAATTTGTTTGTGGTGTATTAACCCAACTAATCCACTTACGACCAAGACTATCTGTTTTAACTGGTGGTATTCCTCTGACTGATATCTCTTGTATACCATTATCATTTGTAGTGATAATGTAAGTTTTAGCACCTGTTAATACTTTTAAAACTTCTGTACCAAAAGAAGAAACATAACCATCTGGTGTTTTTAATAATAATGGTATTCTTCTGACTAAGTTATCTATATCAACTGGTGCACTTGCTATACCTTGGTTTGATTGATTTTGCAAAATATCAATATTTTGTATAACACCAGGTGTAAACATGCCGCCAACATCATTACCTTTTATAACTGTTCCAGTTGTTTTAGGATATTTACCATTTGCATTTTCAAACATAGCTAATACAGATGGTGCATAACCTAATGTAGTAGCAAAAGTTTCATCGCCACCCATACGATCAGCTTGTGGAAATCCTATAACCCAACCAACTCCCATAGCTCCTGCATTAATTAGATCTACTTGAATTTTTGCAAGACTTCTTCTAGGAAATGGCCATCCCCCTTCATTAGCAACATCTTCTTCAGTTATATTAAGTATTACAAAATTACCAGAAGGTTCTGGCGTTGTTACAAAAGTATCAAATATTTTTAACTTTAATATTTCTGTAGGGGTGCTTTGAAATATTAAAGGTAGTGATAGTAATATAAGTATAGGTAATAATAGTCGTTTCATTAATTACTTTGAGTTATTTTTATAGTGCTGCCATTACCACCATTTACTTTAATAATATTAGATGTCCCATCTTGTATAAAGATTACAGTATAGCTTCCAGAAGAATCTATATCTACTCTAGCTGTATCGCTAACACTACGCATAAGTGTTAATACTTCTCCTGTTATAAAAGATGTTACTTGCGTTTTTAAATCCTGCCCTAGTTGAGTGCCAACTATATTGGTAGATGTAGCATCTTGAGCTAACTGATCTTCTTGTTTTATTTCTTGTAATGCGTCTATGACATCTAGCAAATCCTCTAAGAAGTTTACATCAAGATAGTTTATATCTAGCTCTGTAAACTCTAGCTCTCGCTCTGAGTCTAAGAAGTCTTCTTCTAAAAAGTCCTCATCTAAACCATCAAAGTCTAGTATGTTTTTCTTTTTTGCTTGTATAGATTCTTCTATAACGACCTCTTCTTTAGGTGGGTTAA